CTGTCTCAAAGTCTAATTTCATAGTCTCAATATCGTCAAGCAAAGGACGCAATTCTTCATCAGTAAATTTGGTTTTAATTAAACCAAAATTAGGAAGAACCAATTCTTCATATTTTTTTCCACTTTTTGTTTTTCTCATTTGAACTCACAGTCTACCATAATTTCTGTTAAACAAGCAATCATATTGATTTCATGATCCGGCACAAATGCAGCCTGATATTGATACTTAGCCAAGTGTAGAACCAATTGAGGAACCGAGTTCGGTTGCAATAGTTCATAAAGACCATCATAAATCTTACGATAGATTTTTGCAGGATCATTGTCCAAGTTTTGTGTTACCCATTTACGAGCACCAGCAAAATCTTTAGACTTCAAAGATTTGATAAGGTCAGTCAGTTGAACATCAGCAACAGAGCCGAGAATACCTTTATCGATACTACCAGAAACACCATATCGTTGAAGTTCATTCAAAATACGGCGATTGTCTGGAAAGTGTTTGGTGATGATGGCAGCAACTACATCTTTTTCGTATGTGATATTTTCTTGTGTAAGAATACCCTCAACACGCTTGAAGAAAGCGGTTGCCATCTTGGCTTTAGAACCATTCAACTTGAAGTCAATGCAAGTGCAACGAGAGTGAATAGGATCAATAATCCGATTCTTAAAGTTACAGGTGAATATGAACGAACAATTGTTAGAAAATTCTTCAATGGATGCACGTAGGATCGCTTGTGCGTTAGGTGTAAGATAGTCTGCCTCATCAAGAATGATAACCTTACGACCACCCATCAAAGAAACGGACGATGCATAGTTTTTAATCTTAACACGGATAGTATCAACACCGTTCTCATCAGAACCGTTGATTACGATATAGTCACAACCGACTTCTTCACACAAAGCCTTTGCAACTGTGGTTTTACCAACACCGGCAGAACCAGACAATAAGAGATTGGGAATCTCTTTTCTATTAACATATTCCTGAAAAGTTGTTTTCAGGCTATCGGGAAGGATACAATCTTCAATCGTTTTAGGACGATACTTTTCTACCCACAACATATGATTCGACATTCAATAACCTCATAATATAAAAAAAGAGGAGTATTTTACTACTCCTCTGTGTCACTGTCAAGATAAGGAGTTCAAAACTTCCACATCTTCTTTTGCTAGATTCAAGTTGCTAACAAAATCATTAAGATGTTTTCTGTTCATCTTCATAACTTTAGATGCAATTGAATATGCAATAGATTGATTTGCTAAACCAGACAAACGATTCTTAATCAAAGATTCTTGTTTATTTGGTGGGATAAGATTGATATATTCAGCGAAACTATCAATCACTTCTTCAATTTCATATGAATTGTCTAAGTACTCATTCACGTCTAAAAACAATCCCAATCCACACAACAAATAACCAGAAAGACTTGGACTATCATTCCAAGTTTTTTGGATAATGCTTGAACTTAGAATTAAGTTATCTTCAGTAACCCATCCATTATTCCATGAAGAATGTACTTGAACGAAACCACCCAATTCAGGATTTCCAGGGTTTAAACCTTCAACATCAACACAGCACTCTTTCAAAAAGTTTAAGAACTTAATAGCTTCAGCATCATCATAAACAACCTGTGAACGGAAGATTTCTTCAGGTTTCATTTTTTCACTATCTGCATTCCGAATCTTAAACATTTTCGCTTCATATGCAACACATTCTTTGATGCTCTTAGAAGTTGGATGTGTATAGATTGATGCTGGAAGATATTCTAAACCTGCAAGTGCTGCCATCAAGGCACGGCGAAAACCATCCCAAACAAACAATTCTTCACCTTTGACATTATGACGTTGTGCTACGTCAATGTGACCTGCGGCTTCTGCAATAAATCCATTTTGTTTGACTAACTTTTTAACCAAGTGTTGCAACCGCATCTTACGCTGATAACGGCAGTCAACTTTCAAATCCGATAATCTAACCAGATTGGTGTAGTTTTTGTATGTTGGTGCAGGTTGCAATTTATCAAGTGTTTTCTCTTTGAAATTGTCAATTTTCTTAACAATATCAACCAACTCCTGCAAGTTGTAAACACGGTATTCCAACGTGGCAAGTTTGCCAGCGGCTTCATTAAATTTCATAAAGTTCTCCTTTAGATTAAAAAATGGAATAAATTAATATTCCTTGGGGGTTGAGATACGATTACCTCAATTCTTGTAGTGTATCAAATCTTGCGCCACTTGTCAAGCTCTTTGACATACAATTTTCCGTCAGGACCAGGAACAATATCGACCTGCACTTCTTTTCTGGTACCTTCAACATATTCTTTACCAAAACCAACAATGGTGTATTGACTCCACGGTGTTACAGGTTTTGGTGTACCATATGTTGCTCGTAGTTGCAACACAGGTTTGGTATCAATCTGTTTTTGTAGTTCTTCAGAAGGAATCTCGTCTTGTTTATAGACAATACGTTCTTTCACTTCCTTGTAACCTTCAACACCAGCAACAAGTAGGCCAGCAAGGCCTAATGTTTTTGCAAAAGACCTACGAGTTGCTTTTTCCATTTTTAGTGACTTTCTTTGCGGCAGTCTTACGTGGTGCACGTTTCTTTGGAGTAGGAAGTGGATTTACTGATTCCGGAAAGGTTTCAATAATCATTTCTTTTTGTTCTTCAGTCAAAGGACCATTGTCTTTTTCATACTTTGGTTCTTCACTGAATTGAATGGTTGCAACACCAATAGTTCCTGGCATAGGAATTGGATTACCAACCAATTCTTCTTCCTTGAAAGCATCTTCAAGTTGTTGAGTTGTTGGTGTTTCAATCAATTCATATTCAATAGTAGTTTCTGTTTTTTCAGGACCCAATTGAACCAAAGGTGGTTCTGGTTGTTTTTCTACAGTTTTAGACTTGAATAGACCAAATAGTTTACTTAACATCTTTAATGCTTTCTAACAGAGCTTCAAACTCTTTAAATTCTGCAACTTCTTCTTGCAGAGACTGGTTGTATTGAACCTTAGCCATGCGTTTGATAATCTTTTTAGGGATTTTTAATTCGTCATGGGCAAGACTTACCATGTCCGCCATAGATTGTGATGTTGATTTTGCACGTGACATGCACACCACAATTTCTTCAATGTAACCTTTGAGAGACCTAAGTTGTTTCTCATCAAAAGTGCCGTATAATGTTTGAACTTGGTTAGTCATATTTAGAAGGTACTTTCTTTAGATTCGATTGCAATCCAGTATTGAATTTCTTCTTTAGTGTTTTTGAAGTTAGCCAAACCTCTGAATGAGATTTCAACATCGTATGTACCTTGAATCATCTTCAAGTTTTCAGTCTTGAAAACAAGATTGAAAGATTTGCCATTACCATCACCAACCTTGATAGAACTGGTGTGTTGTGAATCATCCTTGGCGTCATATGCAACAAGGTCAACAGTCTCACCATCAGACTTCAATGCAATGTTTGGTGATGATAGGATTGCGGCAGAACGCATAATTTCTGCATAATCAGCATCAGACAAGGTGAAAGAATAATCAATGTCATTCAACTTAATTTCTTTTTCTGGTGGAACCACGATGGTGTCTTTTGACGCCATACGATACTTGGTCTTGCTACGGCCACCTTTAAAGGTAACATTTGAAGCATCAAACTCAAGTTCAACATCACCTTTGAACATAGAGTGAACCAACAAGAATTGGTTCAAATCATACACACAAAAGTCTTGTGGAAATTCATCTTTCAATAGAGCTTGTGCCAAGACAGATTTACCTGCCGAGATGGTTGTCAATTTATTACCTTGTTTGAATTCAAGGTTTTGGTTAATCGTAGAGAAGTTCTTCAATACGGTAAGTGTATCAGCTGATAGTTTCATTTGTTTTCCTCATTATGTAAAGTTTCCTTAGAATAGATTATATCATGTTCATAAAGAAACATCAAGCAGCACATAGCATGTGCCAAGTGATGAATACCAGATTCTGGATCATCTTGTTCGCCACGTTTCCAAGCCCAAACATGCCTTTGAAGTGCATCAAAATACCTACGTTTAGAATCTGGAACTTTTTGCCAGTTGTCACGTTCGTATTTTTGTGCACCAAAGGTAAGAACCTTTACGGTTTCTTCTAGTGCAAATGGTGGCAGTAAACCATATTCTAGTTTACCACCATCAAATTTGCGACCAGGTTCTTGGACCTGAGTGGACACAGCAACCGGAACATTGATTGGTGTTTCATCATCACTGTTGCGATATCCAGTATCAGTCATTACATTTCTCCAACAAAGTTTGCTACTGCTGGCATGTCACCGTGGAAGTGATAGGTACCAATGTGTGCAGTACGCATCCATGGACACAAGAATATTTGTCCACCCATCTTGCGCCACATTTGACAGAACATATAATCTTCTGACAAGTAACGGTCTGAACCGCCACCAGTAATGGAATCTTTTGTATCAATCACGGTATCAAAGAATGCGTGAATGTAACGTGAACCATCAAAGTGTGCCTGACCAACGTGGTCTGGCTTGTAACGAATCATTGGATATTGTTCTTCCATCTTAGAGAAGACTTCACGTTTGACCATCATGAAACCAGTACCAATTTCTAATACGTCTAGAGGTTCTGTTACATTAAATTGTGCTGTACCCTTAACTGGATTGAACACAAAGTCACCAACAACTTTTTCAAGTTGAGCAGGATCAAGATTTGGATTCTTTTGCAATGCTCTAACAGCAGAACGCCATTTGATTGCTTTCTTAGGATATGGACCACCGATAACATCTTTATCCAAGGCCAACATTGCGATGACATCTTGTGGATTAAAGTTAATATCTGAGTCAATGAACAACAAGTGGGTGCATTCGGAACGATGCAAAAACTCGTCAACCAAATAGTTGCGAGCACGTGTGATTAACGATTCATTGAACAAGAATGAGAATTTGACCTGAATGCCATATTGCATACAGAGTCCTTGTAAGTCCAAACATGCTTTCATGTATAGACCGTGGTTCATACCACCGTACATTGGGGTGGCAACGAAGATACTATACTTTCTTAGTTCTTCTGTTTTGATTGAAATTTCCATGTGAACTCCAAGTTAATAAAAAAAGAGGAACCCCGAAGGGTTCCAAGGCTCAATTAAGCAGTCAAAGATGCGCCAGCTGCCAATGCGGTGCGAACCAAAGCTTTAGTTGGTGTACCAAGACGATAAACGTTGATTTTCTTACCGTTAACAGTTTTTGTGTTTGTGTAGATGCAATGACCTTCTTGACGAAGTTCATCAATACGTGCAGAAACGTTCTTAATACCAAAACGGCGTTGTGCAGACTTAACGGTGAAAGTATTGTAACCTTCAGTTTGCTTCAAGGCGTTAAGGATACGGGTTTTTGCGGATAGATTGCTCATAATATAGACTCCTAATAATTTAAAAAAACTCTCATTGCGAGAGAATCATCATCATACACTTATGTATGTCACTTGTCAAGCATATTTGTGGTATACTTGAATTATCTACCAACTTGTGGTAGGTATTTTGCCTTGGTTTCTTCCCAGGACAAATAAATCAGGTCATCATAGAATAAAGATTCATAGGATACCTGGTTTTTCTTTTGTAGTTGCCGAATCCTAGGTTTGGCATACTTACTTTTCCAAATGTTGGTGAGTGTTTCTTCCGAAGTATCAAAAGATTTAACCAAATCTTTGTCACCAATTTCTTTGCGGAGAAATTCGTTTGTGTTGTTATACAAAGGAGAGAAATAAATTCCACGTTGGTGTTCTGTGCGAATCAACTCCTTTGGAATCTTTAACTTACCATAAGCAAAGTTCAACGAACGATTCTTGTGGTCACGTTTTAGTGGAAGTCCTTGTGTGTTGGTTGCATCCCACCATTCGAAGTATTTTCTTGTGTGATTCTCTTTGATCCATTTGTAGACCATGTTAGCAGTTGTGCGCTTAGGCTCAAAAGCAACAGACCCACTAGAAAATCCCATCTTCTGCCAATGTTCCAAACCATCGTATTGAGAAAGCCCGTTGGCTTTGGTCTTTCCGTAGAGTGACGTTGTAGTAACGCCAACAAGAGTGTCTCCATAACGAACCTTCCAATCTTTTTGAACCGTATCAGCAAGGCATAACAAAGCCAATAACTTACCACCCATGTAGTTGTAACCAAGTGGTTGCAAAGGCACAATCGTAGAACCGATGGCCGTGTGGTTAATCATACTTTGTTGTGTCTTAACATCTCTTGACCAACCGATTGCATTATCACGAGGTGTCAAATCTAAGAAATCAGACGAAATACAAATAACACCAAGATACTTGCCTGAACGTGCATCAACAACGGTGTAAAATAGATTACGGCCGATGTTGGAATTGTTCTTCATGGTAGACGAGAATGTACGAATGGCGTTCCATGTTTCAGCCAATTCACCGTTATGCAACTGCATAACAGGTTCTAACTTTTCATAATCATCAGGTGAACTAGGAACCCAAAAGTTACTCTTGACTTTTTGAATCAATTTCTCTTGTTCTTTGTTGACCATATGCACTTCATCACCCCACAATGTGGAGACATCTTGTACAGGATAACGTTCTTTTACTTCACACCATTTCTGATATAGTGTGTATTCTATAACATCCATTGAAGACGCATAAGTTAGGTCTTCAATGAGTGTTTTCTTCAGTTGTTCTTCATCAATGTGTTCGTGGACAGGATTGTTCTCCTGCCACTCAGTCCA